GTCTTTGGGTACCAAGACTTGCAAGAACTGCAAGCGTGATCTGCCAGCAGAGCAGTATGAGCAGTACAAGAAAGGCGGTGCACGTGGTATCTGCAATTCTTGCAAAGCATCTTCGCGCAATAGAATGTACAGCGCCGGGTATGATCAGTACCTCAGACGGCTGTGCTCCAAACTAAAGTACTCCCGTAAAGAAACGCATGAGTGGTGCCTAGAACCGGAAGACCTCATTGATATCTGGGAGGCGCAAGCCGGTAAGTGCGCTATCTCAGGCGTGAACATGACCCACCACATAGACGGCGGCGGTCACAAAGAATTTAATGCCAGCATTGATCGTATCAATGGAGATATGGGGTATACACCTCAGAACGTACAGTTAGTCGCTTACCGCGTGAATATCATGCGCCACACCCTCTCAATGGACATGTTTTGGTGGTGGGTAAAAAACATACACGACGTGTCTATTGATTAGCTATATTAGTAACGCTAATATTCGCGTATGACAATGATTGAAATGCTTGCGATAGAGGGACTAGAAGACGCGCTTCTAGGCACCGCGTACGTCGCCGGTGTTGAAGTTCTGGCTTACGACGCGTCGTTAGCTGAAGAAATCGTGATGTTTATGGATCCACCGCACCTGTCGCTGCATGATTTTGTAGCCAATATAAGGTTGGATGATCTAGGTGCTCGTGCGCCGGTGTTTATCTACCAAGACGAGGGTATGAGGGAACAGTTTGGAGACAGTGTCCAAAGACGTATCCATTAGTGATACTAAAGACATGAGCCACACCGAGTTTCAATCCCACGTTCCGTACATGGGTTTGCAACTTGGCGAACTGACTGTGCAGCAAGAAAAGCTCGTCCTCATGATTTCCAGCGGTATGACTGTCTCCGCAGCAGGCAGAGCTGCAGGGTATAAGTCTGCGCAGACTGCGTACAGCGCGTCAAAGCTGCCACAGGTGCAGCAAGCCCTACAGTATTTTCGCGATCAGATGCGCGAAGAGGTCAAGTTTACTAAGACCAACGCACACACTATGTATATGGAGGCGTACTCCGCGTCCGCTACCGCGACAGAAATGAAAAACACTGTCGACTCACTAGTGAAGTTGCATGGTTTAGGTCTGCCTGACCAAGCAACCCAGATCAATATCAACCTTAATGCAACCGCAAAGCAGCTTGAGCGGTTGTCCGATGAGGAACTATTGGAGATAGCCGGAAAGTCTAACGCCTACTTGGAGCCTGCCGCGTCTTGAATGCAGAGATACCAAAACGTAAGTGCCTGCGTTGTAGGAACTTACACCCCGAAACCTTGTTTGCGGACGAGGTAAGTGGGCTGTGTGTCTACTGCAAAGCCGATGATGCGGAAGCGCTGCCACCTCCAACGGCTCCTGATGTAGAAATACGAGAAGAGGAGGCGTCACTTGAAGAAAAAGCAAAAGCAGAACTCGCGTTACGTTTCCTTACGCGAAAGCGACTATTACCATTTGTGGAGAGATTCAACCCTGACTACTCAGCTGGCTGGGTCCATAAGGACATCTGTCGCCGGTTGGAGAAGTTCAGCCAAGACGTGGTGGACAAGAAAAGTCCAAGGCTCATGCTCTTTATGCCGCCGCGTCATGGGAAGTCGACCCTTGCGTCGGTTGCGTTCCCGGCTTGGCATTTGGGCCGCAACCCTAGCCACGAATTTATTAGTTGCTCGTATTCGGGTTCGCTTGCTATGGGCTTCAGCCGAAAGGTTCGACAGCTCCTCCGCGAATCTACTTACAAAACTGCGTTCCAAACTCGACTCGATCCTGACAGCCAGTCTGCGGAAGCTTGGCTTACTACAAATGGCGGCGGTTATGTTGCAGCTGGTGTCGGAGGTGGTATTACAGGTAAGGGAGCGCACATTCTTCTTATCGACGATCCCGTCAAGAACCGAGAAGATGCTGAAAGCCAGAACAACCGGGATAGTTCTTGGGATTGGTATACTAGTACTGCTTACACACGCCTTGCTCCGGGTGGTGGAGTACTTGTTATTTTAACGAGATGGCATGACGACGATCTGGCCGGACGGCTACTCAAAGCTGCGGGGGAAGGTGGCGATGAGTGGGAAGTCATTCGGTATCCAGCTATCGCGGAGGAAGATGAAGAGTTCCGCGAAGCCGGTTCTGCCTTGCACCCAGAGCGCTACGACGAAGAGTCGCTCCAGCGTATTCAAAAAGCGGTCGGCCCCAGAGACTGGTCTGCGCTGTACCAACAGAACCCAGTTGCGGATGACGGTGACTACTTCACCCGCGAAATGATTCGCTACTACGATCCTGAAGAGGTCGACCTAGATGCCATGCGCTACTACGCCGCGTGGGACTTGGCGATCGGTAAACGTGATCGCAACGACTACTCAGTCGGTATGGTCATCGGAGTCAACGAGTACGACCAACTATTTGTAATGGACGTTATACGGGGCCGCTTCGATGGCTTCGAACTTGTAGAACAGATTCTAGATCTCTACGAGACGTGGCGTCCATCCATCATCGGCATTGAGAAAGGGCACATCGAAATGGCCCTTGGTCCATTCTTGGAGAAGCGTGTCCGAGAGCGCGGACTGTACGAAGCTTATTTTAAAGACCTCAAGACGGGGCGGCGGGATAAGGAAGCCCGCGCTAGAGCGATACAAGGCCGTATGCAGCAGGGGATGGTTTATCTACCCCGTGATGAGCTGTTCACCGGCCCACTAGTCGCAGAACTTTTACGTTTTCCGAACGGTGTGCATGACGACCAAGTCGATGCGCTCGCGTGGTTAGGTTTGATGATGACGGAGTTTGCTACTTACCAAGCACCTCCTGTGGTCCGTGAAGCCTCGTGGCGCGACAGGCTTGGCCATCTCATGAGATCCGAACGCAATAAATCTGCGATGAGTGCATAGACATGGCGACCCATACAAGCAAGAAACGACTTTCCCCCGGTGAAGAGGCAGAAATCGCATCAGGCCAGTGGGACCGATATGTCCGCGCACGTGATAACGGGCACCTCGACTATATAGAGAACGCGAAACGCTGCGATGCCTTCTATCGCGGTGAGCAGTGGGATCCTGATGACATTGCTCGGCTTGAAGCTGAGGGCCGTCCTGCACTTACCATCAACACTGTGTTACCGACAGTGAACACGGTCCTTGGAGAACAGTCCACGCGCCGTGCAGATGTGCAGTTCAAACCACGTCGCAACGGCGACTCAGAGGTCGCGCACAGTCTTACTAAGTTGTACCTGCAGATCGCGGACAACAACAAACTCGATTGGGTCGAGCAGCAAGTGTTTAGTGACGGTCTGATATTAGATGGGCGCGGATACTTTGACGTTCGCATGGACTTTTCCGACCACGTGGAAGGTGAAGTACGAATCACGGCCAAAGATCCACTAGACATCCTTATCGACCCAGATGCCAAGGACCAGAACCCCGAATCGTGGAACGAGGTCTTTGAGACCAAGTGGATGACACTTGATGAGATCGAGGAACTCTATGGAAAGAAAAAGGCAGAGCAACTGCGGTTTATTGCAGAGAACGGCGCAGGAATGGGCCGCGACTCTATCGAGTATGAAGAAAACCGCTTTGGGGATCTGTCTTCTGCTGATGACTATCTGGGTGCTGGCATTCCCGGAGATGACGAGTATCGCAATGTTCGGTCCCTTAGAGTTATTGAGCGGCAGCACCGTCGCATGCATCGGGTTGACTGTTTCGTAGACCCAGACACAGGAGACCAACGCGATGTACCAGAGTCATTCTCAGACGCAAAGGCTAAAAAGTTCGCCAAGCAGTATGGCCTCAACATCATCTCGAAGGTTAAACGGAAAGTTCGTTGGACCGTTACTTGCGATCAGGTGGTGCTACACGACGATTGGAGCCCTTATAACGGTTTCACTATCGTTCCTTATTTTTCTTATTTTCGGCGCGGTCGCCCTTTCGGCATGGTGCGTAACCTCCTTAGTCCGCAAGAGCAGCTCAACAAAATAGCGAGCCAAGAGCTTCACATCGTTAACACTACCGCTAACAGCGGATGGATCGTGGAGAGTGGATCACTAGTCGGGATGCAAGCTGATGATTTGGAGGAGCACGGTGCAGAAACAGGGCTCGTGCTTGAGTACAACCGTGGTTCACAACCACCATCCAAGATTCAGCCTAACCAGATCCCCACCGGCCTAGACCGCATCAGTCAGAAAGCGGCGGCTAACATCAAAGCGATCTCGGGTATCAATGACTCGATGCTCGGGTCTGATAGTGCAGAGGTGTCAGGCGTAGCGATTCAGGCTAAGCAGAACCGTGGCGTCATCATGATTCAGGTGCCGCTCGATAACCTACGCAAGACGCGGCAGTACTTGGCTGAGCGCATCCTCGATCTCATCCAGACGTTCTACACAGAGGAGCGCATCATCATGATCACCAACGACAGTGATCCGATGCAACCTCGTGAGGAGATGGTCATCAACCAGATGACCCCTGAAGGACGGATCGTGAACGACCTAACACTAGGCGAGTACGACGTAATCATAGCCACGGCCCCAGCCCGTGATTCGTTTGACGAGGTTCAGTTTGCAGAGGCGTTGCAGCTGCGTCAGGTCGGTGTATCGATACCAGATGACGCCATTGTCGAGTACTCGCACCTTGCTAAGAAGGGCGAGCTTGCTAAGCGCATCCGCATGATGACAGGTGTAGAGCAGACGCCAGAGCAGCAAGAGATTGCTGCAATGCAGCAGCAGATGGCTATGCAGACGCTGCAGCTTGAGATTGCCAAGCTCGAAGCCGAAGTACGCAAACTGCAGTCCGAGGCGGCGGTCAACATCGCCAAGGTACAAGACACAGCCGAGGTTCAGCCTCAGATGCGCATGAACGAACTGCAAGCGCAGCTTGAGATGAAGAACCGTGAGCTTGATTTACGCCGTGAGTTGTCCGACCTCACCAATGAGACGCGCAGATCACAGCAGGAAACTGCTGCTGCAACCCGAATTGCTGCTACAGCAATGCAAACCGCTGCAAAACAGCAGCAACCGCGACCGGTAAACATACCGAACATGCGGACCCCTGAGAATCAATAGGAGATTGAGAGATGTCTGACGAAGAACAGAAAGACGCAATCGAGTTTGAGCGTATGCCCGGATCGGATGCACCTGAAGAGCCAGCTGCAGAGCAGCTTGATTTGAACTTTGGAC